CCCAGTCGAGCCACGCCCTGGCGCGGTACCAATGCTTTGGGCGCTTGATGCCCTCGCCCTCGAGCGCCGCCGCGACAAAGGTGCCGCACCACGGGGTCTCATCATCCGACCACCACGCCTTGAGCTCGCGCAGCCAGCGGGCGATGACGGGCGCGGTCGCCTTGCCGGGGATCTCCCGCAGGCCGAGGAAGGCGCGCGCGGCGATGAGCCAGCGTGGCTCCATCAGGGCTTCCTCAAATTCTTGAAGTGTACGGCAATCGCGAAGCAGCCGGCCGCGATCGCGATGAGCCCGGCGACCAGCGAGATGACCTCGTTGGCTTGGGTCATCCACGACACGCTGGCGGCGGTCACGCTGCCGGCGGCGGCGACATCGCCCACGCGCTCGACCGGGACTGTCACGGCTCCCCGTCCTTCACAACCTGCGGCTCTGCCTGCTCCTTGATTTTGACGACAAGGGGCCACGCACCGCTGCTCGTCGGCAACTGCCCAAGCACTTGCAGGATGGCGTTGACCTCTTCCGTGGTCAGCGTGAGGTTAATCACGGCGTCACCCACGGCAGCGGCGGCGAGACGATGGGCGGGTTCTTCTGGGCCTCAATCTGCCCCTCCACCGCAGCCTCGGTTGCCGCCTTATCCACGCCATTCGCCCAGACCCAGCCAAGCACTTGGTCGAGCGTCAAATCGGCATAGGGGGTGAAGGCTTCGCCCTGAACGACGGCAAACGAGGTGGTCGAGTAGACCTGACCCGTGTAAGCGCCATCCACGCCCGTGCATTGCCAGTGCGCCGTGACTACATAGTCAGCGCCTTCAACAGACTGCGGGAGGCAGTCGAGGACAGAGATGTTCCAAGTAATAGTGGTCATTTATTTGCTCCTAATTAACCGCAATACAATACAGTCGGGACACAGTACGAACCGTCTGCATACTGGTGCGTCTTGACCGTGCTAGTAACTTTTCCGATGGTGCTGCTGCGAATGATGTCGTCCGCTTGGACACGCGCCGTGCCGTCGCCGTTGGATTCCAGCAAGTCGCCTTCCTGCACCGTGACGCTTGCATTGACGCGGCAGATAAACGCACCGACCGCCGTGATGTACATATCGTTGGTCGTAGCCCAGTCGTTGTCCCACGCCATGAACACGCCGTAGACCTTTTTGCTGCCAGCGGTGTCGCTGACCTTGGACTTGGGCAAACGCTCGTTGCTTTCATCCGGCCACACGCAGAGTTCGTTAATAGACTCCATCACCGTGCCGCGCAGAATGTCCGGCTTGCTGCCGTCTTGCAGTTGCGACCAGTGCGACCCCGCAAAGGCGTTGTACGAAACGGTGTTGCCGGATACGGAGATGGAGCCTTCTTCAGTTCCGTCTTGCTGAAACTTAACTATTGTCCCATCGTTTGTTTTACGATTAAATTCTGCTGATATATCTGAATCTCTTGTCGCAGAAACATACCCACCGCCCCCTAATGCAATTCCAACTACATTGGCACCGCCTGGTGCAGCGTTAGTTGTTCCTACGCAAAACACTCCCCCGCTCGTGATGCGGGCGCGTTCGTCTGCTACTGCGCCATTTCCCGTATAAAACCGCAAGTCACCGTAATCAATTCCCGCGCCAGAATACGAGCGAATCTGCCCACCGTATTCGGCATAAGCCCCTGCTGCTACCGTTGAGTAAAAAGCAAGTTTTCCATACAAAATACTGGCGCCAGATGACGAATTTGCGATACCAATAGTTGATCCGCCAGATTTTGTTGATTCAAGTTGGTTATACGGAGAAGTCGTCCCGATGCCGAGGTTGCCGGAGGAGTCGATGCGGGCGCTTTCAGCCCAAGATGTCGCGCCTGTTCTTCGGCCAAACACAAAGTTTGAACCAGAGTTTCCTGCTGACTGGGCAACAGCGCCGTAATAAATACCATCACCGCCATTGTTGTCGTTAACAGAAATATTAATTAAGTTTGCGTACCCTGCTTTTAGTGTTGCGCCAGTACTTATATCAAATATCTCTTGAGAACCTTTTGGCAAAAACGCAAACTTTGCGCTGGCTGTGGTGGGGTCATACAATTCAGGCGAATATCCAGAGACGAGAAGTCTCATTCCATTAGCAGAGGTATTGCCAAGCGCCAAATTCCCACTCGCATCCAGCGTCATCGCCTGCGTGAACGTGATGGCGTTGCCTGCGGTGCCGGAGGGGGCAATTTGCCAGATGTGGCTGTTTCCAGCAATCTGATATGCGCCAGCAGTTGAACTTGCTTTGTATTTATACGATGAAGAGCCGTCTGCGTAAGCGTTTGTAAACATCCACGTTTGATAACCGCCGACAAAACTTGCAAACGCAGAGCCAGTTCCACCGTCAATTGCTTTCCAGTTCCCCCCCCACGCACTCGGCGTTACGCCCAGACCGAGGTTGCCGGAGGCGTTAAGCGTCATTAGGGTTGAATTAGCCCCACCGTAATCCAGTTGGAATGTAAGTGCGTTACTGTTTTTGGCTGAAGAACCAATCTCAATACCCCAAGTATTTCCAGAGGCGTTCAGCGCAATTGCTGAAGAAGCGGAAGACCCGGCGCTGTCATTTCTAACAAGAATGCTGTTTTGTGCGTTGGCGTTTGCGTAAGCAACAAGTTTTGCTGTTCCGCTCAAATAAGACCCCGGCGTACTCGTCCCGATGCCAAGGCCAGTTGAGGTGAGGCGCATGGCTTCTGGCGCCGCTGTTCCTGCCGATGCTGAACCACCAGCAAAAAATTGAACATTTCCGCCGCTTGAATAATAAACGCCAGAAATTACACCTGTGCTGTCGTAAATTGGGCTTCCGCTGTAAGTAATGTTGTACCCACCAACAAAACCACCGCCGCCGTCTCCAATTGCAACTCGTGAAAATGTGAGATTGCTTAAACGAAAATCGCCAGAAGTGCTGACATTTCCATTTGTATTTATTAAATTGCTGCCGTTATAAGTCAGCGCACTCCCACTCGTCGCCACCTTGCTGCCGTTCAAGTACAACACGCCGTTGGCGGTGCCGCCGGAGAGGATCGGGTTGGCCGTGAAGGACACGACGCCGGTGGAGTCCGCAATGCTCGCGGCCGACGTGCCGTCCTTCGCCTTGATGTTCGTCACTTCAAGGTTGGTTAGATCGAGCGTCGTCGTGTTGACCGCAGTCGCGGTGATCGTGCCGTTGACGTCCAGCTTGCTCGCCGGGGTGTTCGTGCCAATGCCGATCCGATCGGTCGACGCATCGCTAAAGAGCAGATTCGCATCCGTGTCGCCCTCGACCCGGAAGTCCTTGTCCGCCCCAGAGTCGTTAAAGGTGAACGTGCCGCCGTCAAAGTTGACGTTGCCCGTCGCCGAAAGCGTGCTGAACGCACCCGTCGAGGCGCTGTTTGCGCCAACGGGCGTGCCGTCGATCGCACCGCCGTTGATGTCCACGTAGTCATCCATGTAGATGACGTCGGTGCCGTTGACGTAAAGGTGCGCCTTGCGGCCGTTCGGGACCGTGATGCCCGTTCCCGCCGAAGTCTTGACCGTAATGCTCTGGCCGCCGGTCGTGTTGTTCTGGACGATGTACTGCTTCTGGATCGTCGGGACGACCAGCTCGCGGGTCGTTGAAAGGCTGACCGCGGAGGTGACGTTTAGGACCAGCGCACGGGCTGCCTGGGCGGCGTTGGTGTCCGTGTAGGTCAAGGTCAGGTTGGCGTCCGAGGGGTAGCTCGGGTTGCCGTAGCCGACGACGGCCTGCTCGAGCGCGGTGCCGAGATTGGTGTTGGTGATCGTACCCCAAGTGCCGGAGTTCTCGCCGGTCGCTTGAAGCTCGATCTTCAGGTTTGTTGAATACGAACTAGGCATGTGAGTGTCCCTTTACGTCGAAATCTGAGTCCAAACCACCGTGTTTCCGTCGTTGACTATGACCCAATTCTGTGTCTGTGCGTCATCGACATTCTGCCAGTTAGGCGTCTGATTGTCATTAATCACGCCCCAGACAAGTACTGATCCCACCTGGGCCGTCCCAGAGACCCCCACCAGGGGGACATTGGCGTCGGAGGCTATCGTAACCGAGCCAACCTGCCCTGTGGCAGACACCCCGGTGACAGGCACGTTTTGCTCGGTAACAATCGTTACAGCGCCAAGCGCCGTGGTTCCCTGAACCCCCGTAAGCGTTACGCTTCCCGTGCCGGTAATGCTAACGGAGCCGACGGCCCCCGTGGCAAAGACGCCCGTGACAAGGACATCAGTGCCGACGGTGACCGTAACAGAGCCGACGGCCCCCGTGGCTTCCAGCCCCGTAACAGATACGTTGGCGTCGCCCGCGATCTGTACCGTGCCGATCGCACCCGTGGCCTGCACGCCCGTGAGACTGACATTAGCGTCCGCGGCAATCGTGACGGAGCCAACCTGGCCGGTGGCTTGGAGCCCCGTAACCGAGACATTCGCCCCGGCATTAACCGTAACGGTGCCGACTTCGCCGGTTCCCTCAACCCCCGTAAGGCTGACATTGGCCGTGCCAGTGACCAGGACCGAGCCCACAGAGCCCGTTGCCTGAAGCCCCGTAACCGAGACATCCGCCCCCGCCGTAACGGTGACGGTACCGACCTGTCCTGTCGCAGAAACGCCCGTAAGGCTGACGTTGGCGTCAGCCGCAATAGTGACAGAGCCAACCTGGCCCGTCCCCGTCGGAAGTGCCGCGAGGCTCTCACCCCAAGGATCGTCGCCCCAGCCTACGCCAGAAGCATTCCACCCTTGGAAGGCAACGACGGCATCGGTCACTTCCGCCTCTTACTTAGGCGATGCGGATGATCGCGTTGGTCGCGTCTGCCGTCGGGAAGATGATCGTGAAGGTGCCGTTCGTCGAGGTCTTGGCCCCACCGAAGTCCAGGATACAGACCGAAGGGTCGCCCGCCGCCGAGTCGTTGTAGATCATCGCCCCAAAGGCCGTGATCGTCGCGCTCGTGAACGAAAGATCCGCAAAGTCCGTAAAGGCCGTGGTGCCGCTCGAGGTCGGGGTGACATTGGTCAGCGTACCGCCGCCCGCCGAGTAGGTACCGGAGTTCGCTACTTCGTTGGTGACCGTATATGCCGTAGTCGCCGCGGTGAACGAGGCACTGTTGTCGTACAGCGCGAGCTTGAAGGTATTGCCCGTGCTAGCCGTGAAGTTGTGCACCGCCCTCATCAGCTCCACCTTGAAGCTGGTGCACATAAAGTTGCCTGAAAATGCCATTTCTACTCTCCTAAAAGATGAACCAGCTCTGGATGCCCCGCTTCACGAAGGCGCTGGGCGATCGTGGCACGGTCCTGCTCGACGGCCTCCTTCAGATAGAAGGCGACCACATGCTTGACGCGGTCCTTGAAGACCCGCGCCTGCGCCTGAATGACCGGATGTGACTGGTCACCGACGAAAATGATCTTGTCCGCGGCCCGTTGAGCGAGCTCGTCGGCCGCCCAACCACGGGAGTCCGTGGTCACGACCTGCACGCCGTTCGTTAGTCCGGGCATTTCTACAGTGATCATGGGCCGGGCGACTCCGATTTAACCGGGATGCGGATCATACCATCACGGTACTCGTCGCGGCGGCGGCGTCCCTGCTGCTCGATGCCGAGACCCTGGATCGCCTGACGGTACGAGTTCTGGAAGTACTGCATCATCTCCGGCGGCCCCTTAGTGTAGCTGTACGCCTGAATCATGCAGGCATAAAACAGGGCTTCCGGGGCGTTATTGCTGATCCAAGTCGTCGTATTGGTCGACGAAAGCTGCGCAGGGCGGTAGATGTAGCCAAGTTCGACCACAAAGTTCGCATTCGGGGTGGGCGCAATGTAGAACGTGTTCTGGTCCCACACCGAATAGTACTTGGGGACGTCCGTGCTGGCCCCGTTGGGCCAGTATTCCTTCATGAAGGAAGTGTCACGGAAGTCCAAAAAGATCTGATCGCTGCCCGAGGTGATCATCATGTAACGATGAGTGAGGATGTCACTCGGGGCGGTCAGAAATTTGTTGCCGGAAGTCATGTTTCCACTGACTTCGAGCTTAAAAACGTCCAAATCGATCTCGCGGAGGATCTGATTCTCCGCGAAAGTGATGAAGTTGTTGATTACGGCATCCGTAAAGACGTTACTACCCACTTCGGAGTAGTTTCTGATGTTCGTAACGAGCTCGCTGTAGTTCATGTGACCGTCACCGTGACCGATCCGACCGTACCCAAGGCAATCAGCGCCTGTCCTAGCACATACGGACGCATATCAGCCGTGTTAAGGACCGATCCATAGCTCTGAAAAGCCGTAAAACCAGGCGCTCCAACGAACACCGAGACGGGTTCAATGCGGTCTGGGCGCGGATCGCGCAGCGCAATGGCGTCTCCGCGGTACCGCAAAGGCTCCAACTGGGGCTCTTTCGGCTCGTAATCGTCCGGGCAGACCATGAACCCCTGCCATTGCTTGCGCAAGACGTTGTAGGGGTACCGTTGGCCGCAGAAATCGCACAGCCCATACGAAAATTTGCCGGTTGCGTAGGCCATTAGACGCCCATGTCGGGCACAAACTGCACGCTGGCAGTGTCCCGATCCTCCATCGCAGCCCGGTTGAAGTCTTCTTCGTAGATGGCCTTCAGCGCAGCCGTCCGATCCGGGGCAAACTTGAGCGAAAGCTGGTACGCAAGCCCAGAAGCCAAGCATGGCAAGAAGCGGAAGTTGATGTCCGCCGTGTTGGTGTACACCCCCGCATCCTGAATGCGCCGAATGCGGTAGTACACGAAGGTATACGTCTGATCCGCCGCCGGATAGAAGAAAACCTTGGTCGGATTGGCGCGCTGTACGTAAAACTGCGCCGGCCGAGCCTCAGAGGTCTTGTTCGGGACGTTCAGGTAGTCCTCGCGGCTGATACGCTCGATGTAAACATCACTGTTGATGCCCTGGCTATTCTGGCGAATGATCGCCTCGAGCACATTGACCGTATCAGTAGGCAATGTGATCTCTTTGACACCCTGCGTCAGCGTATAAGTCGCCTGTTCAATGGTCCAAAGGTTCAAGCCACGGTTGGCCCAGTCCAGAAACAGCAAATTGAGCGAGCGGCGTGCGGAGTTGAGCTGATAACCGCTCGTCGCCCGCATGCCGCAACGCTCAAATGCCTCTTCAACCAGATCGTCAATCGACAGGTTGAAGTCTGTAGTGCCTGACGTAGCCATCGATTAGCCGCAGGATCCGCCCATGCGCATCTTCTTGACCTTCATCTTCTTCTTAGCCGCACCGCCCTTCTTGTAGCCGCCAGGCATCCCGCCGCCCGTCATGCCCATGGCCATGCGCTTGTGCTGATTGACATCGCCCCCCACGGCCATCATCAAGACCTTGCCGGTCTTCATGCTGGGCTCGGAGAGCATCTTGTTCTTCGGGCCACTGCCCACGGCACCGCCACCACGGACGGCACAACCCATTCCACGACCTGCCATTTTAGTACCCTCGCATCGCGCGACCGCGCGAATCCTTGCTCTTGCTCTTCATGGCACGGCCTTTCTTATCGGCCATACCACCCTTTTTCATCTTGCCGACGCCGTCGGCAGCAAAGGCCGGAACCTTCTTCCCGCCCTTCATCACCATCTTCAACTTACCAGGCATAACTTACTCCCTCGCGCTGCGAATTTCGTCCAGTTTAGCTTCAAGACGATTGAACCGTTGGTCGACGTGTGCGACAAACTTCTCGATCCGATCGTCCACCTCTTTGCGAGTGATGTGCTCTCTCGCAATCTCCTCACGGGTCCGGTTAAGCAAAATGTTTAACCGAGCCAGCTCGTCAAACTTACCCTTTAGCATGAACCCCATCCCGGTCACTATCGCGGACAGGATGATGTTCCAGATCATGATCTCCATCGGCTAACACTTCCATCGCCGGCGAGCCTGCCTGATCCTGCTGTTTGGATCCTTGGCAGCCTCTGGGTACATTTTCATCTGGCCGGCGGAACGCGCGCAAAACGACTTGCGTCGTTTGGCCCGGGCAGCACTCGGATTGCTTTCCGTCACGGCCGTCTGGAGCTTACTTCCGGGGTTGGCACGGCGATACGCAGCCACGCCCTGTCGGGTCATGCCTGCGCCCTGCTTCGTAGGGCGAAAGTTGCCGCTTTTAACGGAGGTCTTGATGCCCATGCCCTTGCGCACGGCACCGCCTCCACGCAGCGCAATGCCCATGAAGCCAGGCATTACGCCGGGGCCCCACCCACGTACAGCACGGTAACACTCTTGACCTCGGCATCCGCGATGGTGACATACACGCCATCCGTCGCCAGAATTCCGTCATCGGGAATGATGAGATCGTAGGCTCCAGCAGCCGCCGGAGTCTTGATGTCAAGAATCGTGGTGCCCGAAACGCCGCCCGTCTTGAGGGTAAAACTCGAGGCAGTCGTTGAATTGGTAAAATACACGCCCTGAACACGCGTGCGACCATTCACCGCGTCGCCCGAAGCGACCACGGTTTTGGCTTTGACGTCACTTGCAAAACTCATTGTTCTGCTTCCTTTGTCTAGGTGAAGCCGGATCGCCCCGGATCATTGCTGACCCGGGGCGCTTCCGTTTTTTAGCGCGTCGCCGAGGCGAAGAGGTAGTCGAGTTTCGTCGAACGGGTGCCAGAGGCACTCCCCGACAAAGACATCGCCGCCAACGCCAACTCCGTGGTCGGAATGTTGGTCGTGTGCGTCGCAACGAGCTTGCGGTTCACGAAGAACTCCACCAACCCCGTGCCGCTCACGCGGAAACCAAGGGTGACGTCGGTGTCGTCAACAAGATCAACGCCCGAGTCCGTCGAGGTCTCGGTGCCGCCCGACTCCGTCTTGCAGAGGATCGAGGCATTGCCGTCGTCCACCTGGAACACGATGCGATCGGCAGCCGTCAACATGGCTTCCGGGTTGGTCGCAAAGTTAACGGTGAGCCCGACGCAAATGTCGGTCTGATCGGCGTCGTTGCACTGGAGGCGGGTCTCAAACCACACCACCTTATCGGCAGCGGCCTTGTAGACCTCGTTGCCTTGAATTGACGCGCCGTCGTCGTCCGTCGTAGCAGCCGAGGTCAGCGCAAGGAGCCCATTGACCGTGTCGGCAACAATGCCGGCAGAGGCTCCCGAATCCTTGACCACGGTCCAGTCGTTGGTGCTGTCAAGCGCAACGCCGAGAAAGTCGTCCAAGTACGAGACGACGGCCGGGTTTGCGGAAATGGTGAGATCGGTGCCCCAGGCGCCCGTGACGGTGCCCTTGCCCGAGTACTGAAGCGGGCCAGAAAAATGCGTAACAGCCATGTTGTCCTCACATGCGAGTTAGGTACGGCTGTCTGCATGTCGTCAGCCGGGTCTGTCAGACGTACCTGGATTGCCCCGGAACAGCTCAACTATACGTCAGGAAATCCAATAAAAGAAGGGGGTCTTTCGACCCCCTCCTGTTTGCCGCTATTAGGCAGCGCCGGGCGAGCCGAAGATGCCCCGCGGGTCGCTGAAGCCGAAGCTATAGCGCTCGCGAGCCTTGTACCGCACGTTGCCGGTGTCGAAGTCGCCCTCGAAACCAGTCTTGATGGCAACACGCTGGAACATCTTCATGCCGTTCGGGGCGTCGGTTTTGATAAACCAGGCGTCCGGGTCGGTCAGGAAGTGGTTCACGGTGTAGCCCTGCGGCACCATGCCCATGTTCTTCACGGCGTTGATGTCGTTATCCGCAGTGCCGACACGGAGGGTCGACTTGAGGATACGGTCAGCCGTAAACATGAGTTCCTTCGGGATGATGAGCTTGAGGCCCTGAACAGCGATCTTCAGGCCACGCTCATCGGTGAACTTGGCGATGTCGATCAGAGCCTGCTCAAGGGAGGTCTCGCTTAGGTCAGCCGAAACGGCCAGCTCGTTGGCGAGGTCCGGGCCCGACAGGGTCGGGTGGTCCGTCGCGCAAAGCGGCTTGCCGTCACCACCAGTCGAGGTCGTGAACGCGCCGTTAAGCACGTCAGCGGCCTTGATCTGCTTGGTCTGCGCCATCGAACGGGCGAGCGCCTTGGTGTAACGCGCAGCGAGTCGGTCGTAGAGGTTGTCCTCAACGGCTTCTTCGGTGAGCGAGAACGCCAGAGCGATCGTCTCGTGGGTGTAGCGAGCGGTGTAGACTTCCTGCGCCTGGTCGTACGCGACGCCAGCGCCTTCAGACTTCACCGGAGCCTCGGCAAAGCCGGACTCCATCACCTCTTCCTCGAACGCACGATCAGAGCTCTCGACCGAGTAGATCTCGGCGTGCTCGTTCTCGTAGTTCTTGTACTCGAGGCCGAACAGGGCGTTCAAACCCGGCTCGAGCTCCTTAACAAGTTGTGCACGTGAAATTGCCATGTCTTTATGCCCCTATAATCAGGTTACGGCCTTGACGCCGCTGCTGCCATACAGGTGCTCGTTGATTTTCACAACGACCACAGCAAAGTCCCCAAGAGCGTTGCCCGGAACATTCCAGAGGCCAACAATCTTCAGGTTCAGTGCCGCTGTATCCGCGATGGTGGACGAATCCAGTTCCATCGAAGAAACACCCGTGGTGGAGCTTCCGCCCGTCCCAACGACATCGGCGTTCTTGCCGATATCAGCCTGCTCAATGTCCTCATCCGCCTGGATGATGAACAACTGGCTCGGATCGTCGATCACGTCGGCAACAATCTTGCCCGAGGTGATGTTGACGCTGCCCGGATAGAAGTTCTTCCAGGTCGGCTTGCCGGTCGTCGGATCGATATAGAAGCAGCCGTTAAATACTCCGAGAGCCGCAGCATGCGTCCCCGGGAGAAACTTAACGACATAGCCATTGACGATCGTCACCAGGTCGCCCTGGTAGATCGCCCCACTCTGGTTGTCCACAATCTCGTATCCGTACTGCTTCTGAGCACCAGTCGCAGACAGATTGCCGAGAGGACGGAGACCAAAGGCTTTGTCTACATTTGCCATTTGATTATCCTCAAAAAAAGTTATTCACTGGCTTTTTTAGAGCCGCCGAATGAAACGCGAGACCTACGGGTCGGTCGCTCAATCTGCATGCTTCCATGAGCATTGCTCTTCATGAGCTCGTTGTCCGCAGCCTGCATTTGGTTGTTCGCTCGTTCGCGGTAATACATGCTGCGCTCTTCAACCGTATCTTCAGGAATACGTGCCAGAAGCAGACCTCCCACGCTGATCACACCAGCGTGTCGGCCATCCTCCGTCGTTGAGACCGGAAAGTCAGGGTACTCGTCCCCACGAACCAGCTCGTACCCCTCACGGAGACGACCTGCAATGTTCGTGCGGTCTTCCACCCCACCTGCCGAAGCCCGAATCCAACGATGCTTGTATCCCATGGGAGCCGGTGGCGCATCAAGCCGGGAAGGAGGTGCCCACGGACGGCGTCGCGCGGTCTTCGTACGAGATTCGGTCTCGCGCGAAGCGCGGTTCAGAGAAGGCAATTTGACGTCCGACATGTGTTACTCCTTCACGTACTTGGCGTATTCCTCGAGAGGAACACCCAGCTTTTTAGCAATTGCCACTTGACTTGGGGTCAATTTGACAGTGCGGCGTGCTGTGTTGTTGATCCCGGAGGATCGGGAGGCAGGCGCAACCGTTTGCACGTTACGGGTCCTGCTCTGCGTGCTCGCTCCGCCGTCCCCAAACTTCTGGGGAAAGGCGTCTCGAATACGTTTGTCAAGTTCATCATAGTACTCATCCGAGCTGGGGTCAAATCCCTCAACTTGGATCAACTGGCGGTGGATACCCCAGGCGGCATGGGTCATGACGTTGTCCCGGCCATACCACTTGTTCTTTTCCGCCCACTCCTCCACTCGCGGGTCCACCTGCTGCTGCTGGGCGGGCTGCTGGGCCTGCTGGGCCTGATAAGCCGCCTGCTGGGCGGCATACTGCTGCTGTTGCAAGTAGGCCTGGCGCTGGGCCGTGGCAGAGTCTAGCTGCCCCTGCTCCATCGTCAGGGCGGTCAACCGCTGCTGGGCCTCGGTTTCGGTGTCAATGTCACCTTCCTCACGGGCCTTGCGGATGATCTGCTTGAGGGCCACCGCCTGCGTCTCAACCCGGCTCTTGGCCTCAACCAGCCGCTCCTCGTCCGTACGGACATACTGCTGCTCGAGCTCCTGAGCCCGGGCCTGCACCTGCTTGGCATACTCCAAGGCCGCCTGCTCACGGCGCTGGGTCTCGCGAAGCCGGGCCGTCAGCTTGTTGATGCGCTTCTGCACCCCCTCGCTGTACTGGTCCAGCTCCTCTTCCTTACGAGCCTGCCGCGGCTCCTCTTCCGTCACCAGAGGCAGCCTTGGGGCCTCCTCCTCAACGGGCACCTGTACGGTCGCGGGCTGCTCGCCCTCGCCGACGTTAAATTCCAACTGTTCGTTCATCTCGGATCTCCTTACCACATGTGAAGGACGTCTTCAGGATCGGCAACGATCCCCAAGACCTCATCGTCGTTAATCAAACGAATCTCCCCGCCATCGATCGGGATCCGCGCGCCGGCATAGCGGCCGAAGATGATCCAATCCCCCTCCTTGCACCACGGGCCGGTCGGGAA